AAACCTGTAGCTGTTAAAGCATATGAAGATTCATAGTCGACACCTAACCTTCTAGACCTTGAACCATCACGGTTAAGGACAAAGTTAGCTTCATCTATAGATGCATTCTCAGGAAAAGTTAACTGATTAGCTTCAGTTATTAAACCTTTAACAAACGACCTATAGGCTTTCTCGGCTTTCTGTGCCATTTACTTCCTCTTTTAATTTTTTCTTAGCTAGTCTTTTTTCTGTCTTAGCTTTAGCTTTTACTCTTTCATCTACCTGTTCTTTAGGTTTTGAATTAGCTAAATAACTAGCAACTGATGTTTCCATAAATACCATTGATGTATATGTACCTGTTAACTCTTTTGGTATCTCTCCACCTTCACTCCACTGAAATACATAGTGTGCTGTGTTAGGTGCAATAACTGCTTGTAAATCCATCTTACCGTGAGTCTTCCAACTCTTTTTGACATTGGTCATGTCTATCTCCTTATTTTACGTATTTTCCTCTGAGTGTTCCTGATTTTCTCATTCCACCCATACTTGCCATTTGTGGTCCAGCTCTAAATCTTTTTTTACTTTCTTCTTGTTTAGGAGCTGTTACTTTTTTAGGTGTTTTTAATTTACCTTGTTTATTTTTTTGCATACCACCATATTTAGTATCTTCAGTAATTTGTTGTACTTTACCAATATTACCTTTAGTATTACGATTAACCTTGACTGTATAACCCATGTCAGGACCTACAGGTTTAAGTTGTGTAGGTGTATAGGGATTACCAGAACCTTTAGAAATCTTACCAGTTGTTTTAGTTTTAACTGTTTTCATATAAGCAGGTTTAAACTTTTTACCAGATGTATCTGTAGGTTTATATCCTTTTGAGCCAGGAGCTCTTGTAGGCTTTTCTTTTGCTAAAGGACCTGTGTATACAGACTTCCTTAAAAAGTCTTCTATTGTTTTAAAAATTGCCATTACCTTTTTCTCCCTTGTTTAAGTTTAAGTTTAGGAATCTTCTTAAACTTCGTAGAAGAATTCTTTGTAAGCATACTTTTTTTATATGCCTTTTCTGCTTTTTTCTTTTTCTTTCCATACTGCTCTTTATGAATAAACGACAATGTATTAGCTGTAGTAAAACTCAATATTTAGACCCTCCTGTTTTGTTAGAAGAGTGTCTACCATAGTTAGGGTATCTAATACCTTTAGCAATCTTCCAAGCATCTTGACTCATTCTACGTCTTTGAGTTACAGATATTTGTTCTGCTTTCTGATTAGCCATTTGTTTCAATGTTAAGAAACAAGCAGACTTAGCTTCATTAAGTAAGTATGTAAACATCTGTACTGGTAAGTCAGGAGTAAATGTATCTGACATTGTAAATGCTACTGACCTTTTACCATGACTTTGTGTCTTACTGTTTTGCAATGTAGACTCTAAAGTTTTTAAGTATGCATCCATTACAATAGTTTCATCATCAAAAGATGTAAAATACTGTGGACATTTATCATTAAGTATGTTAAGAGTAATACCAGTAGTATCTGTAACTTTCTTTATGTTAGTAGCAGTACTATCTCTAGCATCTACTATATCCATAAAATCTTCTGGTAACTTATAATCTATCATTTGAAAGTTATCTTTATCTGTAGCTTTCTTTTTATTATTATACTTAATCCATTTTAAGTCAATAATATCTTCAGGTAACTTCATGTGAGTAGGTCTATCATCTGTACCACTAGCTGTTAATTTAAATAACTCATATAAGAATGCATAGTTCTTACCATCAATAATATTGTAGTAAGTAGTTTTAATTATCTGTGCTACTTGTAAAGCTTCTACACTATCATTAATGCTATTGACATCATCTGAGTCCATATCAGATAAGATGTCTTGAGTCATTGCTAGTAAATTCATTTTAGCCATAATTTATCCTATGTTGCAGTTATTGTTAATCCTACTTTTTGAAAGACCATATCACCAGAGGCTCCTGTATTTTGAGCATAGATTTCAAAGTAATCATTTGTAGCAGCATTATAAAAACAAGACCCAGCCATTTGAACTAATTCACCTGTAGCAGAAGTTACAACTGATTGAGAGCCAGCAATAACAGTTCCATTCCTATGAATTGATACCATTATATCTCTAGGTGAGCCTGAAGCTTGACTTACACTTACATCAAAATCAAGTTTTAATAATGTTGTTGCTGTTCCTGTGTATGTTAACCTAGCTGTAGTTGCTTCTGTAACTAAGCTACTATAACCTGAAGCTACTGTAGTTGGTGCTACTTTTGCAGTAGAACCACTATGAGCTAATGTATATGGAGAACCTGTATTGTAGAAATAAAACTTACCTTTTGGTAAAGCTAAACTATCTGTTGCTAAAGTAGACCATGCACCTGAACCAGAACCATTAGCAATATATACAGTCTTATTAGAAGCTGCCGCTACTCCTTTTGGTTCATGTAGGTCAGTTCCTGTAATAAGTTTATGTTGTATTGTCATAATGTTTCCTGTATTAAATTAGGGGTAAGCCCTCCTAAGAGGGCATTACCGAGGTATTACTTGTCGTATGCGAATTCTACGACACATCTTGCTTTACCAGTTAACAAATCGTCAGCTGACTTATCTACGATAAGTTGACCTGGATTTGCACCGATGCCTTTACCAATTAAAGCACCAGCACCGTTAACAACATTACCAGCTGTACCGATAGCTGTTTGAGTTGCCTCATCAGCTTCGATTAAACCGTTAACGTCAATATCAGTACCATCTTTCTGCTCAAGACCAACTGTTAAGTCAGTAGTAGTAGAAGTAGATGTAAATGCTTCATCGATATAAAGAGTAGCAGACACAATAGATGCGTTTGCTGGGATTACTTGTGGTAGGTTGCTGTTAAGAGCAGCAGGCAAATCATCAAAAGAGAAGTGCCATTCTGCGGACTTAACTACGCCCATTTTAGTAGACTCTTGACCACCATATTTATTTTTAGTAGTACGAGTACCATAATGATTTGCAACGCCACGAACTGGAGCCATTTCAATAGTCATAACTTTTCTCCTTAGTAAGTTGCTTCATCAGTTAATAAAACGCCTAGTGTATCAGCACGCTGAACACCAAACCCGAACCTAGAAGTAACCTGATATTTATCAGCTCTTTCTTCTTGGTCTCTCCAACCTTCTGTTTGCGGAGCACGTCTCCATGCATGCATAACAGGCTTACATGAATCATCTGCTACGCACATGAAGATGTTAGCCTTATCACCAACTTCAGCTGTATCATTAGCTAGGTCATATGCTGCACCGTTAATAGCTTCTGTTGCTGTAAGTGATGGTAAGAAGTTAGAAGTATAAATATCCCAACCCATAATGTTTCTTACGAAACGATGGTCTCTAGCAAAGCCTTCGTTAAGAACACCTTGGAATTGCGGAGTGTTATTAACAACTGTAGTTGCTGAGATTAATGTGTTAAGAGTTGCTTCTACGATAGGGTCAACAATTGCAATACGACCTGATGCAGGTGAATTAGCTTTGTCAAACGCTAGTTTCATAGATACAAAGTCAGCAAGAACAACATTTCTTGTTGATGCTCCAGCGCCACCAGCAATAAAGCGGTGAGGTCTATTATTAACTAAGTTAAGATTAGCTGCTGTTTGTCCGCCATTAGCGACAGCTAGAAAACGTCCTTCGTGGTTTTCACCAAGAGCACGTGTAGATTCCATAGCTCTCATAGCCATGAGTGTATCTACTTGTGAACCATCTTCACGTAGGTCATCAGTAACTTTCCAAGCATCACCGATATAATCAGTAATAGCTAAAGTAATGTTACCTGTATCTATGTTAGTAAAGTTCAATGGTGTATCCTCTGCTGCATCTTGAAGTGTTACAGTACCAACTGTTTTAATGTTTAGTGTTGTACCTGAACCGAAGTCTGTTACATCACGATACATTCCTTCTGGAAGAAGGTAGTCGTGTAAGTTATCAAGAATAAACTGAGAATACTGTTGCGATTCAATGAACGCAGTTGTATTTGCAGTATTATGTGCCATTATTAAGTCTCCTTAAGACTGTTGATTAATTTTAGCTTTAGCATTACCCCAAGCAGCTAAAAGTTCTTTAGTTGAACCACCTGTTACCTTTGCAGATAAATCAGTTGGTTTAGCTGATTGACTTAGAGCTTCAGTATTAATATCACCACTAGAACTAGCTACTGGTGCTTTAGCTGCAGATAAACCTGCTGCTTTTAATACTACTGTTGGGCTTGTTGCTGCAAGCTCATTAAGTTGTTTAACAGATAAGTTAAGTTCTTTTGCTATAGAGTTGTAAGTAACTTCAGCTTTGTCACCATACTGTGCAGTAAACTTTGCAGCTACTGACTTAGCATTAGAGTCTGCTTTAGCATTTGCTTCTCTTGTAGCAATAGTTTGATTAACTAAATCCATTACATTATCTTGATTAAGTTCCCCTACTGGCACGGTCGTGGCTGTCGGTTGAACTCCAGACTTTAATTCATCTATCAGTTCCTGAGTAGTTTGACGCTTAGTTAGTTCTTCACGTACAGTTGCAAGTTCAGACTCAAGAGTCTCAATATGTTTCTGTGCATGAGGTACTGACTTTAAAGCATCCTCTGGGCTCTGGTACTTTTTACCCTCTCCAATTACGTCTTGAGCTTCGGTCGGAATCTCAAATGCTTTTGGTTGAGTATCTGTTTGTACAGTCTCCTGGGTAGGTTCTTGTACAGGTGTTTCAAGTGTTTCAGTTGTTTCTGTTTTTACTTCATCATTCATGTTACATCTCCTTTGGTCAAGGTAATAAATTATATAGTTTTGTTAAAGCCTTTTGTATACCTCTTTGATAAGCTTGATACTCATTAAAAGCAGGAAGTTTAAAATTCTCTTCATCCATACACTTTCTATTTGAAATATCTACTTGCTCATTAAGATAACTTCTTAACTCATCAAAAACTTGTTTCTTAGTTAAGGCTTTAGCCTTTTCACTTTTTAAATCCATACTATAATTATACCATATATTTAAGTAAAAGTCAAGCTTTTACGGTTACATTACAGGTGGTTCTTCATCTTCAAGAGGTCGTTGCATTTGTTCCATCTGTTGAATATCTTGATTAACCATTTGCTCTTCCATTCCTGGTTGAGCTTGTTGTGCCTGTAAATCTTGTTGAATCTGCATCTTAAGTTTTTCTTGTTCAGCAGCCTCAAATAATGCAGCATTATCTTTCATAAATCCATATTGGTCAAAGCCCATATACTCTTCTACCATCTTAGCTACAAGCTTAGGTGATACATGAGGACTAATCATTTGTCCTATTGGACTATTAAAGACACCTAACATGTTTTGTAATAGTTGTGCTCTAGCAGCATAGTGTCTAGCACCTATAGGTCTAATCTTACCTCTAGCAGTTAAATCTGCTTTAGTAATAGATAAGAAGTCTTGTACTCCAAAGTCATCATCATATACCTTAGCTAGTTCAGGTAAATCTAAATTACGTTTAGCTGTTTCTAACATTACATTTAAAATAGGTTCTAAGAACTCTACTTCAAATTGATTAACTTTATTTTGGAATATTCTACCAGCAGCATTTTGTAAAGACTGTACTTCAAAAGCAGTCTTCTCTCCTGGTGTTCTAATACCCATAGCTTCTCTAGGAGCACCTGCCATTTGTTCCATACTATTCATTAAAGCAGCTAACTCATTATTAACTTGGAACGCTGCAGGGTTAGGTGGTAACATAGTAATAGCACCATCTTCTTGTAAATGTATAGTTGTTTCAGGTCCCCATTCAAATGGGTCTACTTCACCTTTAATTACCATAGGTGGATGTATAGTTAAATCCATAGCATCTGCTTTTGCATTTTCTAGATGGTCTAGTCTATATTGCATACCTACTAAATTATCTAGAGGTCCCATACCATATAAGTTATCTGGTCTTTTTCTCCAAGCTACATGAGACTTACTATCTTGTCCTATATAACTAGGATTTTCTATATTACGTATTATATAGTTCCTATCAATAATAGTAATGATTCTATTCTTATATAGTTTTTCTTCATCTTTATCATAGAAGTCTCCTTCAAACTCTAGTACTTCTACCATGCCTGACTGATAATATTCTTGTAGTGTACCAAAACCATCAGCTATGTATGCGTCAGCTTTATTAACATCTTCTTGTCTAAACATAGATATAGAATTCCTAATATCTAATGCTTTATTAAATGCTGACTTTTTATATTGTAAATCTGGTCTTTCTTCTACATCTGCTTTTAGTTCACCTACGGATTTAACATATCTAGTAAACTTAGGTGACTTAGCAAAAGAACTTGCTACAGGATTAAATACAATATCAAATGGTGATATACGTTTTAATTTAGGACCATTATATGTTGTAATAGTTTCTTCTGTTACAGGGTCTACATGTTCTTCATTAACATATCTTACTTCACCAAAAGCATTACCATAATCAATATAATCATAGACTAGTAAACTTACTTCTTCTCTAAACTTAGATTCTTTTAGTTTAGTTTTTAGATAAGCTTCAATAGCTTGTCTTTTTTTAATAGTAGAATCTTCTCTAGAAGCTCCTTCCCACTTCATCCAATTGTCATTAGGAAACAATGCATCCATATAGTTTGCATGTAAGTTATCTCTAATCTGTGTAAGTTTAGGTAAGGTAGTTTTATTCTTCCAGGGGAGTGTACTATTAGTTGTAGTTGTAGTATCAGTAGCAAAAAGATAGTTTCTTAACTCTCTCCACTCTGTTTCTTTTTCTCTTCTTTGAATCCACCATTGGTTATAAAGTCCAGCCATTACTCTTGCTAGATTTTCTTGTCCAATCGCCTGTTCTATTTCAGCTACTTCACCTGCCATAATTTATTCCTTAATGTGTTATACCACCAAATCTACTATGAGTTGGTAAAGGTTTATTAAATCCTAAACCTTGTGTCATTCTAAGTTTAGGTGCTAATGATATTGCCATAGCATTAGATAGTGCATCTTTAATATCATCATGAGGTGGATGTACCATTACTAACTCTTCTTCTAATGTTTGACAGTTACCACCTTTATAATGCCAAACTTGTAAATTATCATACTTTGGTTCTAGTACTGCTCCTACCCTCTGTGCTTTGTCTCCTAAGCTTCTAGTAGGTCTAAATTCATCAACTGATAGTGGGATACCATTTGGTTTAAGATAACTGTCCTTGAGCTCTTTAACGATGGTTTGTTGTGCTACTGTAACCTCAGCTCTTATCTTTCTAAATCCCCACTTTTCCCAAGACTTTAATATATGTTGATAGTAGTCTACAATCTTTTCTGTTTTAAATCTATCTATATCTAATACATAATAATTAGCTTGATGGTCTACACCAACAACTACTAATGCAGTATAATCTGCTTGTCTTCGTAAACTAAATGCAAAGTCAATTGCAGCAAATATATTTAGTTTTCTATCTCGTATATACCAATCACCATCTTTAACATTTAAAGCAGCTTTATCAAAGTACTGAAAGTTCTCTGAGTTTATCCTAGCACTTTCTGTAGTATTAGGGTCATTGTAATATTGAGCGTAAAACTGTGTAGTGTCAATATACTTTGCTTTAATTCTTGCTAATTCTTTAGCATCAAATCCAAATGACTTACCATCTTTACGTGCTCTCTTAGCCCATAAGAATTCACCATCTGTTTCTACTACTCTTTGAAATAACTCATACACTTCTAATTCAGATTCTACATCACCTTCATTATCATAGTGAGTTTCTTTCATATTAATCATAGTATCATATATATCTTTAGGATGATACCTAGTTCCTACTACCCATTCTTCTGCACCTGGATTCTCAATAGATGCTAGTTGTGAATAAGCATTTGCTACTTTCTCTCTACCATCTTCAGAATAAGCATTACCAGGTACAACAATATCGTCAAGAACAACAATATCGGCATGAAAACCAGTTGTATTACTTGTAAGCCCAACTGCTTTAACTGTTGCATCTCGTATTCCCTCCAACTTTCTTTGTGGGTGGTCAACAGCTATTTCAGCTACTGCCCACTTCTCTCGTTTTCCTTCCTCTGGATGTATCATGTTACTCCAGTACCTACGATATATAGGGGAATCAATTATCTGTTTGATAGCATATAACTGTTTCTCTGCTAAGTCTGCTGTAGCTGATACATACAATACAGTAGTCTCAGGATGGTTAGTTACATACCATGCTGTTCTATATGCAGCTAGTTTACTCTTCATATGTCCACGAGGAAGTAATACCAACTGATTATCTTTTCTATCTGTTCTATCCCACCAACTTATTAACTCTTCATGTAATGCTCCAAGTAATAAATGTGGTGCTACTAATTTAATAAATGTAAGTAGGTCTGCTTCTGCAGCCTCTCTGATTTGGTCAATCTGAGTCATGTTATCCTTTTCTATATTTTGCTGTTTTCTTTGCTACCTTTTTAGGTTGTGCCACATGCTGTTTACCTTTGCTATTACCCTTCGCTTTGGCAGCGTTAGTAGCTTTCTTTTCAGACGCTGATAAAGATTTCCAAGCCGCATCAGGAAGGTATCTTTTTTTACCATTACTCTTCGTACCATCAGAAGTTCTCCATTTTTGTTTTGTCCAATTAGTTAAGCTCTTTTGCGATTTAGTTTTAGCCACGGTAACCACCACCTTTGGCTTTATATTGCTTAGCTAACATTTGTGCTTTACGAGCTGACCATTGTCCAGGTTTACCACCTTTACCTCCAGCTTTAATTCTATTGAATAAAGCTTTTCTCATTGTAGGTTTAGTATAGTTACCTGCTTTGTTTACAGTACTTTTCTTTTTAGGTATAGACATTATGATTTCTTATGAGTCTGACAGAAGTTTCTTGCAGCTTCTACAGAACCAAATCCCCATACTTTTAAAGCTAATGCTTTTCTAGTTGGCTTACCTTTACTATCTTTCATTGGACCTTTCATACCTGCAAATCTACAAGCAAAAGATACTCTCCTTGGGTTAGTACCAGATTTAACTGGGGCTTTTAGGTTAGAGCCCTGTGCTTTTGCACTAGCTCTACCCTTAGCATTTAATCCACCTTTAGGATTCTTACCTTCTTTCCTAGTCCATGCTGGTGTCTTAGCCACTATTTTTTCTTCTTAGCTTTTGGTTTAGTATGTGTATGACCTTTAGCTTTTAAAGCCAAATGTTTTTTCATAGTAAATGCCATTTGTCCTTTACCAGTCTTTTTATCATACATCATATGAGGCTTATATTTTTTATCTTCAGCCATTTTAATAACCCTTTTTTGGTACTTTCTTTTTCATTACTTTTTTCTTTTTCTTTTTATCCATCATACTTATTTCCCCTTTGCTAATTGTCCACCAAAGTAGAACTCAACTATCATTGTTGCCCATTTGAATATTTCATCAAACTTATATAGTCCGTCTACTATTTTAAATTCTGTACCACCACCCCATTCAAAAAACAAAAAACTTGATTTAGGAATGTCTACTGGTATTACAGTTTGTATATCAAATAAACCTGCTATTGGATATACTGCAACTAATGCTAGTATAAAAAACATTAGTATTCTTCGATTCCAAGCAGCCGTTGGTGATTCTTTATTAGACTGCTCTCTCGCTTTATCAATTTCTACAGACTTAGCTGCTAATGCTTCAAGCATCATCTGGTGTTGTTCATGTGCTTGTTGTGATTTAATAGCTGTTAGTTTAGCAATAAATCCTAAAACTATTGGTATTAAATGTGTAAGTACACTAATCAAATCTTCCAACCTTGACTAGCAGCCCAAAAATAAACTAACCCAGCAATTAGTAATGCTAGTATAGCTTTTAAACTTAACTTACCAAACTCAGAAAATTTATCTTCTAACCACTCAGTTAGTCCTTCTTTGATAGCCTGTTTAGTTTCTTCTGGACTAGGTTTCATTTAGGATACTTAGCCTTAATTTTGTTTCTAGCTTCTTGTAAAGATTCTAAATTTCCATCTAATATTGCATGAACACAATCCTGTAGTGTAGGATATTCTGCTCGTCTTTTATCTTTATATGCTTCTGGGTCTACCCAGTTATTAATAGCATCTAAATCTAATTTAATTTCATTTCCATGTTTATCCCAAGCATACATTTCAGTATCACTTTTAACTTTAGTTTTTACTGCTTTAGGATATAGTGTATGTATAGCTTTCATTATGCTGATACCTCCATAACTGTTATTGATGGTTTTGCATAACCTAATGCACCTGAATCGCTAGGGTTAGCAAAAAAGTATCTTGTTGCTGCTGATTCTAATTTTGCATACATACCATAAGTTCTTGCAACAGTTGAACCTGAAGTTGTTTGTGCTTGTAGTTGCATTTGAATAGCATCATTCAAATCATAGCTCATATCTCTTACTGAAGTATTACATTGTATTCTACTACCTAAAGCAGAAGTATTAACATTTGTACCATTTGTAATATCATATAGTTTCATTTGACACATTTGACTTCCATTATTACCACCAAAAAGATAATTACAAGTAACTATTAGTGTGCTATCTGATGCTTTAGGTGTTATTGTAACTCTTAAATCAGAATCTATTTCTGCAAAAGCTGTTGATGTTAAGCTAATTAATCCTGTATCTGGTTGAACAGTTACTACTTGTAAAACTTTTGAACTAGATGCTTGAACACTTCCATCATTATATGTAACCCCATTAGTTCCGTTAATTATTACAGACATTACTTATCTCCTTTTGGGTATGTAGCTTTGACTTCTTTTATATGGTCAAGCCATGTTTCAGTACCATCTTGTAAATCATGAAACTGCATATCTAGTTGCTCAGCTAATGGTTTATATGCTTGTTCTCTTTGATACTTATATTCTTCAGGGTCTACCCAAAGAGCAACAATTGCTGCATTGATTTCTACAAGTCTTTCTTTTGCATCATAGCATAATACAGAATCATCTTCTTGTTCTCTAATTGTTACTACCCTAGGATATAATGCGTATATTGCTTTAGTATTCATTACGCTCCTACCTCCATTGCTGTTATTTGTGATACAGACCTACCATCATAAGATGAATTATTAGAATCTCTTGCTGACCTATTCCAATATCCTGTACCAGTAGATACTTTAACTTTTACAGCATAAGTAACAGTACTTGTAGTACTTGGAGAATCTAATTTTGCACCTGCGTAAGTGAATTGTTGTTGAGTTGCTGTATTTGTAACAGTTTGAGCTCCTGTTCTACTATCAGTAGATGTTGCACTGCCAATTTCTGTACTATCTCTAAACAAAGCAGTATATAAATGATTTACATCTCCACCTGTTCCAGCATTAGTTGTAAAACTAACATAAATTTTACTAGATGTTGATGATGGAGTAAGACTTACTGTTATTAAATCTGTATAAGAAGTAGATGTTGTTGAAACAGATGTTGTAAGTGCTCCTTGTTGTACTTGCAGTATTTTACCTTGTGTAGCTGTTGTTGCTAGTGTTCCTGTACTTGCAGGTAATGTAAGTGTATTAGTTCCTGCTACTGCTGGTGCTGCAACTGTAATAGTTCCAGAGGTGTTTCCTGTTAATATTATATCAGCCATTATTTATCTCCCTTTGGATACTTGTCTTTAATTACTTTAATATCTGCTTTCCAAGCATCAATACCATTGTGATATATATTATCTAGTTGTTCGTTCCATGATGGATATTCAGCCATTCTTTGATATTTATAAGTTTCGGGGTCTACCCAAGCATTAACATTACTCATATTAACTGCTACATGGTTTCCATCTTTGTCCATAGCTCCTGCTATCTCATCTATTGATACTACATTAGGATATAGTGCGTAAATTGCTTTATGATTCATTATCCTGCCACCTCCATGAGTGTTATTCCTGATGCTACATTACCTTGTTGTGATTGATACTCTCCTGTTCTATTAATAACAGCAGTTTGTGAACCATTACTTCTTACTTGTAATTTATAAGTTGTTGCTGATGTAGTAGATGGACTATCTAAATATTGAACTGCTACTTGTCCCATATCATAAGCAGCTTGTGAAGTATATCCAGTAGTTGGCTCTCCAGTTTCTGAACTTGCTCCTATACTAATTGCTGTAGAACCTCTTACTAATTGAGTAAAAGTAGCACCTGTAGAAGTTGTATTACCTGATGCAATATTCATAAGAACTAAAATTTTACTACTAGTAGCACTAGGTGTTATTGCAACAGAAAGTCCAGTTATATCTACAAAAGAACCACTAGTTGTTGTAAATGATGTATCTTTAGTTACACTAACTACTTGCAGTATTTTACCATAAGAAATCGCATTACCTGTTAAAGTCTTACCACTAGCCATTGCTAAACCTGTGCTACTAACTGTAGCAATATCTGCTCCTGCACTTTGTAGCTTTATCTCACCACTTGTATCAGAAGTTAGCTTTAATCCTGCACTTGTATCTGCATTAATTATTGTACTCATATTATAATACCACCCATCGTTGTCCAGAAGGAATAGTAACAGTAACTCCTGTACCAATTGTAATTGGTCCTACTGACATTCCATTTTTGTTTGTTGATAAAGTATAATTTGTTGAAATAGTAAGTGAATTCTCATAAATTACACCTCCTGCAGAAGCACCACCACCAATTGAACCCCAACCAGTAGTGTATCCTTCAAATTCGCCAGTAGTAGAGTTATATCTAAACATACCTGCTGCTGCTGAGCCTGGTCTTTGTGCTGTTGTACCTGTTGGTAGTTCTAAAGAACCAGTACCTGTTAGTGTTATTTCGTTAGGGGAGTATACAAATGTTTTTAATTGTGTACCAGTAACTTTTTTAGAAGTTCCCGATTCATTAATCTCAAACTCATTAGCGTCTGCTACTGATGAAGCTCCCGTTAATCCTGATATTTTTACATTTGCCATTATTTAACCCTTGTCCAAGTTGTTCCTACTTTTTTATAAATTCTTGTTGGAATTTTCCAACTTCCTTCGTGTTTAACATATGGTACACTATCTTTCCAAGCTCCTAAATATTTAATATACACATTAGTTAAGAAACCTGATTTAGTTCCTTCTGCTGTCATATAACTTATACCAGCATTTACTAATACAGTACCTGTAATTCTAGTATCACCAGCTTCTGTAATTCTTATATCTGTACCTGTTTCTAAATCTCTGATTAAATCAGTATCATTATAACTTTTAAATTCACCATATTGTATAGTCATGGTTAAGTGCCCTTCCTATAAACTTTTTTCCAAGCACCACTTACTTTTTTATATATTTGAGGTTCTTTCCAAACACTTTCATGTTTAACAAATGGTTGTGATTCTTTCCATGTACCACTTACCTTAACATACATATCTGTTTCTAATGCATCAGCAACTAAAGTACTTGTTCCAGTTAAGTTTGCTAATCCAAATTTAATCTTTAATGCAAAAGCACTTAATGTTCCTGTACCTGTAAAGTCTGCAAAAGTTATTTTTTTAACTATACCTTCTGCTGATATAGTGCTAGTACTAGTTAAATCTGCTAATGGTTTTGCAGTAAAGGTTTGCAAAAATGATGCAGTACCTGTACTTGTAAAGTTAGCATGTCCAAACTGTGTTCTTACACCTACAGATAATTTACTACCTACTGCTAGTAAATCTGCAAGAGCTACTTGTGTATGTGATGGTACTACACTTATTGTAGCTGTACCAGTTAAATCACCTTCACCAAAAAACATTTTCCTACCTAAAGCAGTCATACTACCACTGCCTGTTAGGTCTGATAATCCTAATGCTTTTAAATCACCATCTGCACTTATAGTGCCTGTACCTGTTAAACCAGACTCAGCATTATGTATTCTAATCCCAATAGCTGCTAGTGTACCAGTACCTGTTAATGCAGAACTAACTATAAAAGATACAGTTGGACTTACACTTAACGTACCAGTTCCTGCAAGATTAGCTTCACCTAATGTAAATCGTTCTGTTATACGAAATACACTGGCTTCCGTAATCCTGCTGTCGCCATTTTCAAGGATTCGAAAACCGTCAGCCATGGTGTATCCTTAAGCTAAGGTTAAGTCGATATTACCAGCTGAAAATTCTAATGTATCACCATCAGCAATTGTTTTAGATGCTGTCATGTTACCATGCCATAACAAGTTTCCACCTGATGAAGCATCATGAATACCAATAGCTACTACAGTACCAAAAGCTCCACCTGAAGCTGTCCATGCTACATCACCTGTGTTAGATGTAGTTCCTGCTCCTGAAGTTGCTGCAGCAAACGCTACAGTCTTTCTAGTATATCCACTACCTGAAACTTCTGTACCACCACCTGAATCACTAGGTGCTACTGTATATAATGCTACATACCAAGCTGTAGGACGAGTAACAGAACCTGTTGTCATCGAATAGTCTAGTAATAGCTTCTCTGCATAATCCGATAAAGCTGCCATTTATTATTTCTCCTTAAGTTACTTTAAACCAGATATCACCATCTGAACCACCAGAAGGAGAGTCTGTACTAATTGTTACCCTATTAACTAACGCTGAGTAATTGTCAAATAGGGTTTGCATTGATGTTAAATAATCTACCCCATCTACAGTAAAGTCACCAGTCATTGTTATATCTTTAACATTGCTGATGTCATTACTATTCATATCGAGGTCATTCTGCATGGAGTTAGGTTCACCAGTAGGATTATTTCGATATAATACTTTTTGTTGAAACTCGTTTTCTATTGTGGTAAATGTAGTATTAAATGTTGTATTACTAGCATAACCAGATGATATGGTAGGTAGGTCTATTTTAGCCACGTTTTTTCCTCTTTGATTCTTTCTTTAGATTAGTCTTAGCTGCAACTTTGCGCAGATTTTTTTTAGTATTGTTTCTAGGGTTATTGTCTTTATGGTCTACTTGACGAGGGTCACCCTTCTTAAGACCTGCCAGCTTTCTA